GATCTCTCGCGCGTGGCACTGTCTGACCTGGACGGCGTGATCATCACGCACAGCGCGTTCAAGCTGATGGACCTGGACCCGGAATTCAAAACCAAGATCATCAACGAGCAACTGGGGTTTTTGCGCGCCGCGCTGGAAGAGGCTGGCGGCGACCCGGACGAGACCGGCAAGAGCCGCGACCCCAAGATCAAGCAGATTGAAAAGCAGATTGAGAACTGGGAGCAGAAACTTACAAAAACCTTCTCATCCGAGGGCAAGGACAAGAACGTGCGCTTTGACGAACTGGGGGTTGACTTCCTGTATGTCGATGAGGCGCACAACTACCGCAAGCTCGATTTCGCTACCTCGCGCCAAGTCAAGGGCATTGCGCCGCTGGGCTCGGCCATGGCTGCCGACCTGTACATGAAGTCGCGCTACCTGGAAGAGAAGACCCCGGGCCGGTCCCTGGTGCTGGCGTCTGGCACGCCGATCACCAACACCATTGCCGAGCTCTACACCGTGCAGAAGATGCTGGGGCGCCAAGCCATGATCGACAAGGGTGTGGAGGACTTCGATAGCTGGGCCTCGATGTTCGGCCGCGAAACGACCGCGCTGGAATCCAATGCCTCGGGCCGGTACGAACCGGTGACCCGCTTTGCCAAGTTTGCCAACGTGCCCGAGCTCACGCAAATGTTCCGCGAGTTTGCCGATGTGCTGAACTCGGACCACCTGGCGCAACTGCTGGGCGACAAGCGCCCGAAAGTGGAGGGCGGGTCCCGCAAGATCGTCATCACGCCAGAAACCCCTGAGTACATTGAATTCCGGGGCGAACTGGAAGAGCGTGTGCGGATTTCCAAAGCCTGGAAGCCCAGCAAGGACGAGCCGTACAACCCGGACCCGATGGTGCGCATCATCACCGATGGCCGGCTGTCGTCGGTGGACATGCGTTTTATGAATCCCGCGCTGCCCAATAACCCGGACTCCAAGCTCAACCGCATGATTGACGATGTGATCGCCAACTTCAAGGAAACCGCGAATCTGGCCTACAACGACAAGGCTGGCAAGCAGGAGCCCAACCTGGGCGCCTCGATGATGGTGTTCAGCGATGTCGGTTTTGGTGCTGGCGTGGCCGCCAGTCGGGGTTTCAATGCCCGGGCCTGGATGGAAAAGCGCATGCGCGATGCCGGGATCCCCATGGAACAGGTGGCGTTCATGTCGGATTACAAGAAGTCAACCGACAAGCTCAAGCTGTTCAGCGATGTGAATGCCGGGCGCGTGCGCGTGCTGATTGGCTCCAGCAAGAACATGGGCACGGGCGTGAATGCACAGCAGCGCCTGAAAACCTTGTTCCACCTGGACAGCCCGTGGTTTCCCGCGGATCTGGAGCAGCGAGAAGGCCGCGCCGTGCGCCAGGGCAACAAAAACCCGGTGGTGGGCTTGCTGGCTTACAGCACCAAGGGCACGTATGACGAACAAATGTGGAGCCTGCTGGCGCGCAAGCAGGGCTTTATCGACCAGGGCCTGAGTGGTGACCCGAATGTGCGCGAGATTGAGGACCTGGACAGCGTGAGCTCGTTTGCCATGGCTGCCGCCATGGTGGCCAAAGACCCGCGCGTGCTGCAACTGGCCGGCCTGGATGCCGACATTGCCAAGTTTGAACGGCTGTACCAGGCGCATGAGGATGACCGCTCGCGCTTTCGCAAGAAGTTTGACGAGGCCCGGCTGACGCATGACTTCAACGCCACCCGCTTGCCCGATGCCATTGCCGACTCTGGCAAGGCGCAGGACCTGGCCGGCGACAAGTTTGTGGCCAAGGTAGCCAGCCAAGACTTCACCGATCGAACCAAGTGGGCCGAGGCGCTGATTGCCAGTTACAAAGACCTGAGCACCCGCGCGACGGTGCAGGGTCAAAAAGTGGGCGAGATTTCAGGGTTTGGCATTGATTTTGTCGGTCAGGCTGTGGCCGGCCAGTACCGCGCCTTCTTGATGCTGATGACACCGAACTCGGTTGAACTGGTGGCCGACGCCGGCACCAGCCCCGTGGGTGTGGCCATGCGTGCGCAGAATGCCGTGGTGGACGTGGCCCGGCTGCCCGCCAAGATGCGCGAGCGCCTGGGTGAAGCCCGGGCCTTGATGGATGGCTTGTCGGCCAAGATCAACGCGCCGTTCCCGATGCTGCAAATGCTGTCGGACAAGCGCGCCGAGCGCAAGGCACTGGCCGAAGAGTTGGCAGCGCCGCCTGTTGCGGCAGAGCCCGAGAACACCATGGGCTGGACCGAGTACCAACAGAAGTTTGACCCAATGGAAGCCGCCTTGCAAGACGACTACCCGGAGTCGGGCGCTGTGATCACGGACCCCAAGCTGATTACCAGGCTGTCACGCGGCCAAGGCGGCGGCATGGATGTTGACGTCTTGAAAAAGCTGGCTGCCGAGATTCAGGCACGCATGCCCAATATGCCCGTCGTCAAGGTGCTGGCCTCCCCCGAGCAGGCGCCCAAGGCCCTGCGCGACTATATTGAGGAGCAGGGTGCCATGCAGGATGTAGACGGCGCCATGCACGAAGGCGAGCTCTTCCTGTTTGCCAGCGGCCTGCCTGACGCACTGCGCGCCGAGCATGTGCTGGCTGAACATGAGGCGGCGCACTTTGGCTTGCGCGCCATTTTGGGGGATTCTCTTAAGGGTGTGATGCAGGGCATTTTCAACACCAATGCCATGGTTCGCCAGGCGGCGATCAGCTTGCAGCAGCGCGGTAAGCTGACTGATTCCCAAGCCACCGAAGAGGTGATTGTTGACATTCCATCGTCGCATCTGATCAAGCTGGCTGGATGGCGTAAGGTGGTTGTGAAGGCGCGTGACTGGCTGGCAAGTCATGGCTTTAACAACATGGCCTCCAAGTTGACCGGCTGGCTTAATAGTCATCTTGATGACCAGCAGCGGGCTGATTTATTTGTCGCCGGCCTGGTGCGAAATGCGCGCTCCTATATGGCCGGAAAACGTGCCCTGCGGGCGGTATCACGCGATGACACTATGCTATCGGGCACACTGGCCGAGGACTGGATTAAGCAAGAGCAGTGGCTGGCCACCGAAGCCCGGGCGCGCGGCTACAAGGACATTGACACCCTGGCCGAACAGAATTACCCGCTGTTTGAGAAGCTGGCCGAATTATGGCGCCAGAAGAACCCGGCGACGGATGGGGTGTTGCTGTCGCGGGGTGTGGATGCCTACGCCAAGGCGGTGAAGGAGTGGCAGGCTGCCATTGCCAAGACGCCCAAGCCCGGCGCCAAATTGGTCGAGTCTGGAACTGTTGTCGGCATGCCGATGCCTACGGTTTATGCCGCCATGGGCATAAAGGCTAATACCCTCTCGCTGCCGGTGCGCTACCTGCAAGGCATTGTTGAAAAACACACAGACCTTCCTGCTGGCGTGCTGGAAAACCTGCCGCAATTGTTGTCTGACCCGATTGTGGTCATACCGTATCAGGGCGGCGGTTACCGCGCGCTGCTTGATGCCGAGACAGCCAAGGGCGAGCCTATTGTGGTGGGCCTTGGTCCTGATGGGCGCATTCAAACCGTGACACCAATTCACAGTTTGGATAAGAAGTCAGGAAAGGAAGTTTTTGCAGATATGCTGGAGGATCAGCTTGCAAGGATGGGCGCCAAGGTGTACGCCAAAAATAAAGAAGCCCTGGTAAAAACCAGGGCTTCCCGAGGAATTGGGTTAGACGCATATGGTGGTCGCCATGCCGTTTCCTCTGTCCAGGTGAGTCCGGCCATCAGTGCCTTGCGTCATAGTTCCCGTGACAAAGCCAGTGTAATCTACCGCGATCAAATCGTCAACAAGGTGGGCGAGTTCGGCCCCGGCATTCGTCTGTCGCGCGCAACACCGCCAGGCACGGTGACCGAGCGCGCCAATCTGATCATCAACACCAAGGCAGGCACGGCCAAACCGCTGGATGTGGTGGCGCAGGCCTTCACCAAGATCACCGGTATTGAGCGCGCGACCCGCGCCATTTACGGCCGCGCCGGTTACCTGCTGGACCGCTACACGCCGGAAACCATCAAGGCCGGCATGGTGGCCGACTATGGCGTGCCCGAGGCCGTGATTGACCAGCGCGCCATGATGCAGGGCCGCCAGCGCGTGCAACTGCGCCAGGCCGGTAACCTGATCGACAAGCTGGCCACATTGACCCGGGCCGAGTCCCGCGTGGCTTACGAGTGGATGAACGAGACAGATCCGCACACCATCTACACCATGATGCAGAACCTGCCGGAAGAGTCGGTCAAGGTGCTGATGGAAGTGCAGGCCATGGTGGACAAGCTCTCACGCGAGGCGGTGCGCATGGGCCAGTTGAGCCAGGACGCTTACGATCGCAACAAGTTTGCCTACCTGCGCCGGTCTTACGCCAAGTACACGCTGACCCAGACCGAGGGCGAAAAGAAGGGCCGCGCCCGCGCCATCTCGATTTTGGGTGACCAGTACAAGGGCCGGGGGCTGACCGAATCGGCCACCATGGACCAGATCAAGAATGCCGCGCCTGACTGGTGGGCACGCAAGATGGTCAAGGGCAAGGCCCACCGCACTCAAGGGTGAGAAGCTGATTCGCCTGGAGCGCCGCGCGCCAGCCGGTGACCGCACCCAGGCCCTGCCGGGCATGGATGGCAAGCAGCCGGGCAAGATCCGCGAAGTGGCCTACTTCCCCGCGGCTGAGGCACTGCCGGCCAAATATGCCGAGTGGACCCGGGCCGGGGTGTTTGAAGTGCGCGACACCAAAGGGGCCAATGCCATTCTTTGGCGCGACTTCACCAAGGACGAGCGCGAGAACATGGGCGAGATTGACGAGGCCCGCTTCGCCATTGCCAAGACCCTGCACGCCATGGTGCATGACGTGGAAGTGGGGCGCTACCTGGAATGGCTGGCACACAACTATGCCAAAAAAGAGGGCGAGACAATCCCGGGCCTGGTGGTGAATGCCTCTGAGCGTTACGCCGATACCTTCAAGCCGGGCGATTGGGTCAAGGTGCCAGACAGCAAGATTGCCGGCACCAACGTGCTGAAATATGGCACGCTGGCCGGGCGCTATGTGCCGGGTCCGGTGTGGAACGATTTGCGCCAGACAGTGAACGGGCAGTTCCGGCCGTTTGGCGACACCTACGCCACCATCCTGTCGTACTGGAAGACCGCAAAAACAGCGCTGTCGCCGGGCGTGCACATGAATAACGTCATGAGCAACTTTGTCATTGCCGACTGGCATGATGTGACGGCTGGCCACACGGCCAAGGCGCTGCGCATCATCATGGGCGCGCATGGCCAGGATGGCAAGGGCGTGCTGGGAACTGCTGGCAATTTGCTGTCCAAGGGCGTCGGTGCCTCGGACCGGGAAGCCGCGCAGGAAATCATGAACCGCTACCTGGATTCGGGCGGTAACTTGGGGTCGTGGGCAACCAACGAGGTCGCAAACAAGCAGATCGAGCCGCTGCTGGCCGCGATGGAGCAGGAGCTTGCCCTGACGGGTGGCGCCTCGTACCAAGCGCAGATTGGCGTGATGTCGGCTTTGCAGCATATGCTGATGCTGCGCCTGCCGAGTGCCTTTGAGGCTTTGAAAAACTCCAAGCCTGGCCAAATGGTGGGCACTGAGGCGAAGTCGCTTATTGAAATGTACCAATCGGAAGACGAGGTATTCCGGCTGGCCGCTTGGTTGAAAGCCAAGGAAGAGGGCAAGTCTGACATGGAAGCCGGCAAGCTGTCGCGCCGGTCGTTCCTGGACTACAACATCAATGCGCCTTGGGTGCAGGCCATGCGCAACTCGGCGCTGCCATTCATCAGCTTCTCCTACCGGGCCATTCCGATGATGCTTGACATTGCCGGCAACAAGCCGCACAAGCTGATGAAGTTGATGCTTATGGCTGGCGGCCTGAATGCGCTGGGCGTGATGCTGTCGGGTGGCGATGATGACGAGGAACGCAAGCTGTTGCCGGAAGAGAAGGCTGGGCGTATCTGGGGCATGGTGCCCAAGCTGATTCGGATGCCCTGGAATGACGCCAACTCAAGCCCGGTGTACCTGGACATTCGCCGCTTTATCCCGGTTGGTGATGTGCTGGACGTGGGTGCCAACCATGCCGCGATCCCGCTGCTGCCGATGATGACGCCAGGCGGGCCGCTGGTGATTGTGGCTGAAGTGGTGCTGAACAAGACCGGATTCACCGGCAAGCCCATCACGCTGGATACCGACACACCCGCGCAGCAAGCCACCAAGGTCACGGAGTATCTGTACAAGGCCTTCATGCCCAACGTGCTCGGGCTGCCAGGCACCTACGCCAGTACCGGCGTGTTCAATGCCATCAAGGGCAAGACCGATGCCTTTGGCCGCGAGCAGTCTGTGACCCAGGCTGTGGCCTCGTCGTTTGGCGTGAAGCTGGGGAGCTACCCGGCTGACGTGCTGCGGCGCAATGAAATCAGCAAGACCATGGCACAAACGATGGAGATTGACCGCAACATCAGCGCCCTGAAACGCCAGCGCATGACCAACTCGATCAGCGCCGAGGACTTTGAAAAACAGGTGCGCGCCGAGCAGGTTAAGAAGATGGAGATTCAGCAGAAGGCGCGGGATCGGCTGGGGGGTTAAGGAGTCTGGGGATAATCCGGGGATAAAACTGGGGAAGCAGGGGGATTGAAAATTGAATTCTCCCAGCGAAGCAAGCCCCGACACTCCCCTTTGCACCCTGAGCGCTTGGGTTCGAGCCCCATCAGCCACCCCATTCTTTTCACATATAAATCAAGGCCTTACGGGGCCTTGCTCTGTTTCTGGGGATAGCCCGGGGATAAAGTCGCTTCTAGTTTGTCAATTTCACGATTGTTTTGGTCGCCGTCTATCCACTTGGAATAGGTGCGCTGAAACATTTCGATGCTGTGGCCGAGTTGCTTGGCGCAAAAGGCGTGATTCATGCCGGCCATGAGCATGATGGTGGCGAAGGTATGGCGCATGTTGTAGGGGCGCCGGTAGCGGATCCCCAGGCGCTTGAGGGTGGGTGTCCAGTAGCTGCGCCGGAATGCGCGCTCGTCAACCCATGGCGTGGCGTAGCGCGGATCGTTGAACACGGCGCCGCCCGCCAGGAATGTGTGTTGCTTTTGCGCCTTGATGGCGGCCAGTGACCGGCTGTTGAGTTTGACAGTGCGAACCACGTTGGTCTTGGTGTTGTCCTTGTGGATCCCGCGCACCACGGCCTCTGTCACCAGCACCGTGCCGCTGGCCAGGTCAACATTGTCCCAGCGCAACCCGAATATCTCGCTGGTGCGCATGCCAGTCCACATCCAGAACTCGACAAAGTTACCCACTTGGGCATCGTGCTTTTCCCTGATGTCATCTACGATCGACTCGGCTTCGCCCCGCGTGAAGGGGTCTGGCGGTGCCTTTTGGTACTTGGCTGGTTGTATTTCTGCAACAGGGTTGTCTTTGATTTCACCGTCAACCCGGGCCATTTCCAGGGCCTCGCGCAGCACTTGCACATAGTTGTTGATGGTCTTGCCGCTGAGGTCGGGCCGGTCGGCCAGTGCTGTCTTGATGTGGCTTGGCTTGAGCCCGCGCAGAGCCTTGTCACCCACGTAGCCGGTCCAGAACTTGATGGCGCTGGAATAGCCTGCCCTGGTGCTGGCCTCAATGCGCTGGGCTTTGAGCCAGGCCTCCATTTGCTCTGCTACCGTAGTCTGGGCCTGGGTGTCGCCGCTGGCCGGGAAGTATTCAGCCATGCTGAACTGGCCCAGCCTGATTTTCTCGCGGATTTCGGCCGCCAGGCGCTCGGCGTATTTCAGGTTCGCCGGGCTGGGCAGCATGGGCTGCCCGTTGATGATCAGCGTGTGGCGCTCTTGCTTGCCGTTGAGTGTGAACGTGATGCGGATTGACTTGACCCGCGCATCGACGCCTGTCCCTGTTCTACCCATGATTCGTATCCTTTGATTGAGATAAATATCCCGCCATCGTTGGACCGTCTGAATTCGCGCCCGTCAAGCCACTTGCCGTCTTCAATCTTGCGACGGATGGCCTTCTCTGTGAGCCCGGTCACTGTGGCGGCCAGCGGGATCGTCACATAATTTGCTGGTGTGAGTGTCATAGTTTATCCGTTATAGGTTACTGGTGGTCGTTAAAACGGTATGTCCGAGTCGTCGTCAAAGTCGCTGGCTGCCGGTGCTGGCCGCTGCTGGACCCGTGCAGGTGCTGGCGCTGCGCTTTGCTGTGGCCTGGCGGCTGGGGCTTGCTGGGTGTCTTGGTCATCGCGCTTGGTGCTGACAAACTCGATGTCCTTCACACGCGCGGCCAGCTTGACGCCGGGTGTCCCGTCTGCCTTGTTGAAAAACTCCAGGTGCACATCTTCAAGGATTGCGAAAATCTGCTTTCCTTTTTCAAGGTACTCATGCAGTGACTCGGCACGCTTGCCCCACAAACCCGCCTCAACGAATGTGGACGGCAGGAAACCACGCTCATCTTTCCTGAGCCCGTAGTTGTAGACCAGCGAGAGGTTCGCTACTGCTTCGCCGCCCGGCAAATGCCGAAGCTCTGCCTGGCGGGTGATTCTGAAAAGTCCAGTGAGAATTGCCATGATGGTTCCTTAGAATTTCTTGCCGCCAATGTCGCGGCGGTTTTCCAGTTTGTGATCCGCACGGGTGCTGTTGTAGGCCAGCTTCTCGGCAATGGCGCCAGCGACATCCAGCCCCAGGCCGCCCGACATATCAAAAATTCTGATCACGGCATCTGCCAGTTCGACCTCGAGCATGGTCCGGTGCGGCAGCTTGTCGTCCATCAGCAATTTACGGTGGCCTTCCATAGCCTCACTGACTTCGCTATGCACCAGGCACAGCAGTTCGCCCACGTTCTTGGTCGGCTGAATCTTGGGGTAGCCAGTGCTGCGCGTACTCTGGCCACTGGTCATATCGGTCCACCAGCCGTTTTCCATGGCCTGGTTGTGGCAGAACCACTGCAGGTCTTTGCCGGCGGTGATGATGGTGAGTGTGTCTAATTTCATGGGTGTTTCTCGTTGAGTTTCAAAAAGGGTGCCTTACTCGCTGCGCCGGGCGATCTGCGCCGGGATCCCCCAGCGCTCCGGTATCTGCTTTCGGGCGTAATCGTTAGGCGGCTTTCTTCAAAGCCACCGGCATCAGCCAGACCCGGCCGTAGCCCTGGTCGTTCTCGTAGCGCATCATGGTTTTGATGTCGCACTTGGAGCCTTTGATTTCGACAAATTTGCGCAGGGCGCCGGCCACTTTGCCGACCTCTTTGCTGGTGCAGCGAATGCACTGGCCAATTTTCATTTGGCTGAATTTGTCGTGGTACTTGTGGACCGGGACACAGCGACTGACCGGGATGGGGTCGTTGGTGATTTGCAATTCGTCCGGGTCCGTGAACACGGATTCCTGCTTGGGCTTTTTCTTGGGTACTAATGTTGGCATGGTGGTGCTTGCTGTTTTGGGTATCGGGTCGCCCAGGTGCTGAATGCCTCGGGCCAGGGTGGTGCAGGGGGTGAACATGCTTAATTCGCCTTGGGCTGCAGCATGTGTTTGAACTTGCCGGCGATGTGCGCTCCGACAAACTTTCCCACTGATTCGGACTTGCCCATGTCCCCGAACAGGGTTTCGGGAACACCCTCGTAAAAATAGGTCTTGCCGCCGCCCTTGAACTGAACCGCCAGGGTCTTGCTGGCCGCGTCATAGCCGGTGGCGGCCACACTGGAAGACTTGACCGGGCTCAGTGCAATGGCGGGTGCTGGCTTGCGCGGCGCTTTGGTTTGCGTGGATGTCATGCTGTTGCTCCTTGGGTTACGCTGTTGATGTGCATCACCAGGGCCTGGCAAATGCGTCGGAAGTCGGCTTCGTGGTAGAGCTTGGCGCTCTTGTCGGTGGCGGCCGGCAGGAATCCCAGGCTGGCCACAAAGTCGGCGGTGAGGGTGAAGCCCAGGCGGCTGCAGATCTGCCCGAGCTTGATCATTTCTCCGGTGGCGGGCGGGTAGGTGGCGTCGAACTGCTCCATGGTGATGGGCAGGGTGCCGTGCTTTACCATCGGCTGCACCACGGGCACTACCGCCGCTGTTTTGGCGATGGCCATGACGCTGGCCTTGGCTGCTTCGGCTTGGGCGGCCGCGGCGGCTGCTGCAATTTCTGCGTCGGCGCGGGCGCTGGCTGCCGCCTCTGCCTTTAGCCGTTCCTGTTCCGCGATGCGGGCGGTTTCTGCGGCCAGGCGCGCGGCTTCTTTGGCCTGGTGCTCGGCAATGCGGTTCTTGATGACCATTCCCACGAACTCAGGTTCTTTGAGAACAAGCGTTGCCACGTCAGAAAACAGAAAACCAAAGTCAGGCTGTTCATTGATGGCTCGCAGGTTAAGGGTGATTTTGTCGGCTACCTCGTTGGCTGAAATTTTGGCGCGGGCGAGCTCGGTGGCCACGGCGTCACGCATGTTGTCGAACTTGCTTTTGCCTTTGATGGCGTTGGCGAAGTCGGCCAGGATGGACGGCATCAGTGGGCGCCCGATGCGCTGGTTGCACTGGGCGATGTGGTCGGCCAGGGCGTTGCGGCCGTCAACCACGATTTCAGCGCGCAGGCTGGTGTCGCGGTTTTTGACCAAGTTGTTCAACTCAAGGCGCACGCTGCGGGCTTCTTCGGTGATGTCGTCGATGGTCTTGAACAACACGTCGATGCTTTCGGTCTGGCTCAGAGCATGCTGTTTGGCGGCCTGCAGGCGGGTTTCGATGTCGCCTGCCCACTTGATGGCCTTGCGGGCGTCGGCAAAGTCCTGGTCTGTTTTGAGGTCGCGGTTGACGCTGGCGAAGACTGCCAGGGCATGCTCTTTGTACTGCGCCAGGTTGCTGGCTGTGACCATGCCGGTGACTTCGATGTGCAGGGCTGGCAGGGTTTCAGGCGTGCGGCCTACCGGGATGACTTCGACTGCCTCTGGCACGTAGTTTTCCAGGTCGATAGAAAACTGGGTCCAGCCCTGCAAGATGGCGCTGCGCAGTTCTTGGTCCGGGTAGTACCAGGCATGGCGCTCTTCGATGAGCTTGTCACCGTTCCAGCTTGACGCCATGAACAGGCAGCGCTCGGCGCCCGACACCATCAGTTGCTGCTCCATCTGGATGCGGTACATAGATGGAAGTTCGGCGGCGCCCACCAGGGTTCGGTACTCTGGCGCCATGGTGTCGATCATGTCGAACGCGGCGCGCAATTCGGCGTTGAGCGTTTTATGTTCAAAGATGATCGCGTCATCCATCGTCAGGCCGTCAAAGCTGGCACTGAGTTTGCCCTCGGATCCCGTCACCGGGTAGAGCTCAAACATGGGGCTGACTTCTTTGATGATCTGCTCTGCCAGGGGCCGCGCCAGGGCCTCAAAGCGGTGGCCAGCATCAAACAGGCGCTGGGTGGCTGCGTCCACGTCTGGCGTCAGGCCAGTGTGCATTTCATGCAGCAACTGCGTGCGGGTTTTGTAGGCCGACTCGCCCAGCATGGCCGGCGCATCGCTGGCGTTAAAGTGCTGGGCGCGGTAGGCCAGCCACTCGGGCGAGCCCTGGACCAGGTTGTGTGTTTTCATGCTGCTTCTCCTTCGGTGCTGGTGGCGCGGAGCATGGCCATTTGGTCTTCGGTCATGCGGGACTTGCTGCTGACCATGGCGATCACGTCTTCGGCGCTTTTCTTGCCGGATTCGATCAAGCCGCGAAAGCCTGGCAGATCCTTGGTGAATTGCGCGTCGGTGTACTCGGGCAGGGCCTTGGCGGCTGGCTTGGTAATCTCGCCGGTGTCTTGGTCGACCGACTCGGTGTTGATGGTCACAAAGTCGCCTTCAATCACGGCGCCCTGGCCTTGCTCTGCCGCATGCGACACGGTGATGGCGTTGGCGAGCTCAATGCTGGAGGGCATGTACTTCAAGACCTGCAGCAGTGCGACCTTGCGGGCGTACATTTCAAAGTTGCTCTCGCTGGCCATGGCGTAGTGGCGGCCGCCGACCTTGTTGTATTGGTCCAGGTGCTTCTTGACCTTGCCGCGGGTCCAGACCTCGATCACCGGCATTTGGGCGTCTTTGACGCGACCGATGGCGTAGACGTGCGTGAAGTTGCCTTCACTGTCGCCGGGTTTGTGGCGGCAGAATGGCTCGTCGCCCAACTGGTAGTCGAACTTGTCACCCTCGTAGACGGCACCGGTCCAGACCGTGGCGCGGCCGGCGCGCGACACCAGATCGACCAGGCCTTTCCAGCCGGGCACAAAGGTGCAAGTGGTTTTGTAGGGGATGAGGTAGCCCTGGCCGTTGATGCCCGGCTCCAGGCCCAACTGGGTCGCCGTCATCAGGCTGGCCAGGATGCTGTCTTGGCTGCAGTCCTGCAGTGCGCGGTTGGTGCTGAATGCTGTGAGTGCCAGGCGCGCCATGCGGTCCACGCTCATGTGCCTGGGCAGGGCCAGCGCCATCTGGGGCTTCATGCGCTCCAGGGTCTTGGAGAATTGCGCGACCGCTGACGGTGCTTTTTGCGTGCTGACTTCGTTCATGATGATTCCTTGGTGAATGTATAAACCGTTGACGGTTACTTGGGGGCGTGAAAAATTAGGTTGTTGCTTTGGCGGTGGCGGCCTGGGTGCGTGCGTAGGGGCGGTTCATGCCGGGACTCCTTCTTTAACGCAATACCAGCCAATGCCGACCTTGGTGTATTCGCCCACGATGGTGGTGAGCTTGCCGTCATCCATCAGGACCAAGGCGATGTTGCTGTACCATTTGTCACCGTAGGTTGCGATGACCATGCCGGCGTTGTCTTTGGGGTTTTGGCAAGGGCCGCACACTGAGCCCACCCGGTCGCCTGCTTGTGGGAAGTTGCTCATGCTGCGCACCTGATTGGCGAAGTGAACTTCTTGTCGACAAGATCGGCAATGGCGTTGTAGTTGCTGTAGATTTCGACAACTTCCAAACCGAGCGAGCTTGCGTTTTGAAGGTCTGACACGCTGAGAGTTTTGGTGCCGGCGATTCGTGCCAGCGCCTTGGCTGCGTCGTTGGCCGGGTAAATCTTGCTGACCCCGTAAACGCTCTTGACTTCAATTTGTACTATCATTTTCCTGACTCCTAGTTAGTTCCTGACCACGTTGATAGTGTAACCTCAAAAGGTTATGTGTAAACCATAAACGGTTAGAAATTGAGAAATATATTTAGGGTGTTGCTTATGCGTCGATCACTTCAATCGTTTCGTAGTGGGTGGGTTGGGTCATAGTGCCGCCTTCAGTGCGTCCAAAGCGTCCTTCATCTCGTAATGCCAGTGTTGGTTCATCTGCTCCAGCGCCAGCCGTGCAGCCTCGCGGAGCTTGTCAAGCTCTGCCTCCCCGTCTTTCACGCCCTGCCCGTAGCCGGCCCAATCAGGTCGGAATTCAGCGCCCTCAGCCTCTAGCATTGCCAACGCATCCTTCATATCTTGGAGGCTGTAGTAGTTGTTCTGAACGCGGCCACGCAGCCGCGCAATCAACTCAGTGCGGGTCATAGTGATGCTCCTTTGATGTGGGCTTCGATGGCACGGGCGAAATTGTGAGATTCGTAGCCCTCACAAGTCCTGTCATATGCTTCACTGACTCGCAAGTGAATCGCATCAATCTGCTCGTCTGTCAGTGGCTGCGCTGGTGCTGCCAGTTCCTCTGCCAGCCCTTCATGCTTTGCGATCATGCCGGTGAACAATCCTTGCGCTGGTGCTGTTGGTGGGGTTCTGTTTTGATCGTCAAGCTCTGACTGTGCATCAAACTCAGCCTGCTCGATGGCTTGGCGCAGGGCTGTGATTGAGTCTTCGTGGGCTTTCTGCAAAGCCAGCAATCCGTCAATCTTTGCGGCACGGGTTGGGTACTTGCCATAAAGTTCAACAGCAACGGCGTATTCGTTTTGCACCAAGTCAACAGAGTTTTCCAGCGCCTCAAGCGCCTGTTTCATTGCGGTGATACTCATTCTGCTTGCCTCCCGCAGGTACAAACATGATCGCAAGGCTGGCCCAAGAAGAACGTCATCTTCCCACCGCAAGCTGTAGCCCATGTGTACTGGCTGATCTTTGTCCATTTGCATGTCATTTCACTTCTCCTGTTGCTGTGCACGATGTTTCAGAGCAAGCTCGTGTAGTAGCGCAGCAGTGTCATCAAACTCACTATCCGAGAGGTGCCCCGGTGTGCCTGTGCTAAGTATTTTCCGCATGTCCTTCATAAAGCGTTCCGATTTTTCGCTAACCGACCCAATGCTGAAAATTCTCAGTAGGGTGTACGCAATAACCCAAACTCCACCCACCAACCCCACGAAATTAAGTACCACGCGAAACGCTTCATATGCAAGCCACCACATAGCAAAATCTTTGGTGTCCGCGCCCAGCGATTGCACCGTTTGCAAGATAAGTTTAAGTTCTTCAATGTTCATGATTTGCTCCTTGTGTATGTCCAATCTACGCCATAGCCCTCGCCATGCAAAGTGTTCATCTCGTCTGGGTTGGCGTCCCGAGATACTTCTACTGGGACTAAAGCCTTAACTGCAATGCACCAGTGGCACTCAGGCTCACCATCGTCGGTACAGTCGTGATAGGTCGGCATTTCAGCTTTCAATACTTCCGCCAGCGCATCCCGAAGCACCTTGATCTCAGCATCCTTCTCTGCCAGCCTGTCTTGCAGCACCAACAGCATCTGTCGTGCTGGCTCTGGTACACCTTTGGCGTAGGCTAGGTCGTGGGCTGTGTAGGTAGTCATAATTTCCCTTTCATTGCAGCGTCAACAGCTTCATCTAACCCACCATCAAAATCGATGTCATGGGCCATTTCCTGCACGCCAAACCAGTTGGCTCCTTTACTCCGCATGTAACGCCACCGCAAAGCATCTGCCTTGAGCGCATCACGCTCCTGCACCAGTGCTTCACTTTCAATACGCAACTCGTGGTAATCAACACGCCACTGGTCGATGGATAGCTCTAGCGCATCACGCTCGGCTGTACAAGCGTCTAACGCTTGCCCGGTCTTGCGTAGCATGTCGGTTAGCTGGGTCTCTTTTTCAGATATGTGGGTGATCATCTATAAGCCCCTGTTCGGTTAATCACGTCATAGAGCAGCTCTGTCCCGATGTCGAATGCCCTGCAAATAATTTTGAGCCTTGCGCCTGCTTTGTGCATTTCTCTCAGCGCTTCAGCTTGCGCTTCGTCAAGTTTTCGCACAAACCTTTCCCTTCGCTTGCCCCCATTGCCGGCCCACAGCCCTGGCGTTCTGAGGTAGACGCCACTTGGCATCACCACACCCACAGTACAAAAGCGATCAGCGCAATGTCAGCAGCCATAAACACGCCCAACGTGACCCAGAATCTGCGTGATTCGCCGGGTGTCAGGAACTCGTAGCAGTCGCAGCGACGGCCTTGATCGCAATCGTGTGTGCAGCCGTTCATAGTGCCAGGCCCTCAGCGATCCAGGCGCCAGCCAGGCTAAGGACCAGCATGGCCAAGGCCATACCAACCAGGGACCAGGCCCAGTGCACCTTTCTGGGTTTGCCGTTGGAGTAGCCGTTCATGGCATGCCCCAGGCCAGCAGCAGGTAAGGGACAGCCACCAGGAAAGCGCAGCCGGCCACGATCGCAATGCCGTCCCAGTCCAGGGTGGGCTTGCCATCGAGCAGGGCGCTTTGCAGCATGTTCTCGGTGCGGCTGGGGATCCATGGTTTTGGCGGCGGCGTGTAGTTGCTGCCAATCTTGATCTTGCCGGTGTCGTAGGGGGTTGTTTTCATTACGCTGCCATCCTTTCGTTGTAAAGATCCTCGCCGCGGTCGTACTCTGCGTTGGCCGCTTCCTGCTTTTCCTTGGCGCGGTAGTCCGCGTAGCATTCCATTTCGATGCAGTTGTTGGTGTATTCGGTGAGGTAGCCACTGAGCTCTTCGCCAGTTGCGACCGACCGGATTTCCACGTCATAGACCAGGCCGTCATCGACCTCGTAGCGGACGTTGACCGGCTTGGGGCTGAGGCCGGCCGTGGTTTGGAATTCGTACATAAATATCCTTTTGAGGTTATCGGTGGGCGTGGCTTTGGCAGAGGGTTAGCTTGTTGCTGCGCCCATCAATAAGCCGTAGTTTTGAAGTGTTTCAAGAACCGACTGAGCCCTGGCGCGCTCGGTGCCGTTGTAGGTGCGGCGCACACAACTGCGAAGCTGGGCCACTGCGACATGGAGGTAATCTCCAGGCTTGCCGCGCCTGAATGCGTCTGCCATGCGGCATGCCAGATCTTGATTGCCTGGGACGCAAAGCACTTCCTGAATGCTGCCGGCCAGGACCGACCAGTTTTCCGGTTTGATGTTTTTGGTGGTTCTCATGGTGTTCTCCTTACTTCACTTGCCTGGCGTTAACTTCTGCTTGCTTGGATGATGCGCACTTGACGCAGCGGCTGGCGGTGGGCTCTTGCAGGAACCCGGTCCAGTTGGTTGACATGGGGGTCCGCAGAATGTTGCGGCCGCAAGCGGTACGGGATGCCATGCCGCTACCGCCTTTCTCTAAGTGCATCTGCCGAGTTGCCATTTCTGATTCTCCTAAGTAGTTCCTGACAAAACACCGTTTGTTGTTCTCAAGTTTGCTGGCCGGCCGCTAGAACTTCAAAAGACACCGGGCTAAGTCGTGTGGGTAACTTTTCGAGATAAGTGGTGCCACACTGTCTGCGTTACCAATTCTGTGTTTGCTTCCTTGGTAACCCTTCTAACCTCTCACGGATATAGTGTAACCGTAAACGGATATTCGCCAAGGGCTTTTTGAATTTATTTTCAAGTGTGGCAAAAAGAAAACAGGCAAACCCCCATTAGGGGGAAGGCCGGTAAGCGCGGTAGCGCACAGGCGGGCGCATAATGAGGTAACACAGGAAGGACACAGAGAAATGAAAACTGGCACGATAGTTGCTCAGTCAGTCAGTCAGTCAGTCAGTCAGTCAGTCATCCCCCCTGGTAAGCAGATATGAGCGCAAGCCTCATCTTTGCCGACAATCGGATTCGCTTTCTAACCCAACACGCCCGCTTTCAGAAGCTGTTCAGTTGCGAGTCTGCCCAGGCGGTGGTCTGGCGCGACGATGAGCACACCTGGAACGCTGAGTATTCTGGCGTGCTGTCCCAAGACTGCTTCGCGGATTTGCGCGCCAGCGTGGTCTACGAAACCAGGGGCGCCAAGGTGACGACCATGCATATGGGCCGGGCCTTGATGGCGTTTAACGTGGCCCCACCGATTTATGACGACACGTATGCGGGTAGCCGCGCGCCGGGCGCCATGGTGGTGCGGCCGGATCAATATGATGTGTGGCGCGACTACGCCGGCCAAATGGCCAACCGGGGCATTATCCGTGTGGTGTTTTTGACTTCGCAACTGCCGCAGGCGCGGCGCTGGACGGATCGGTTTGCAATTGCTCTGGATTGAGCAGGATGCCCGAGATGTGGTGGTAAACGCGGGAGCGCAGCCGGTCGTCACTGGGTAGGTCGTCGTAAAGCCCGGCGAGCGCCTCAGCAAACGGGCTGAATTTAACTTCTGCTTTTTCTGCTGCAGCCGACTTGGCTGGCGCTGCTGCCTGAGTGGCGCCAGGCTTGCTGATAAGACCTACAGCGCTTACGCCAAAGACTTGCGCCAGGGTAGCCAGGGTGTCGATGCCCGCGTGCACCTGGCACGCCAGGATGCGCTGGATGGTGGACTGCGACAGGCCTTTGCCGTCTTCGGTGAATTGCTTGCTGCGCTCGCGGATCTTCACTTGCGTGTCGAGGTCCAGCCGCTTGGCCATGAGCTCGCGCAGGTTCGCTGCCAGAATTTCACGCAGATCGGTATTCATATGCGAATACTACAAAAACAAACAACCAAAAAAGGTTTTATAAATAACCGTTTAGGGTTATCATTGGTGAATGAAAACTGAATCAATCTCCCAAACCTTCTACGGATACCTTGATGAGAGCTTCGGCAATCATCAAAAGATCGCCAGGCGCGCCGGGATTTCCCAGGCTGCCATTTCGCGCCACTACCGCCGCCAAGGCTCCCCGAGCCTGTCGTTTGTGGAGGCGATCCTGGCCGTGAAGGCCGAGGACGAGCGCCAGGGCAAGGCGTCAACACAACGCCTCCCCAACACAAAGCGCGCCCGCGTCGGGCGTCATCTGCACACAGCCCCGGCCCTCGCTCATCCAGGCAAATAGGAGCACGACGATGGCCGCGGCCTGCAGCACTTCAACCCAGGTTTTCCGGGTGAATGTGATGTTTTTACCACGGGCGCCTGCTGCAAAGAAGCACGCAGATACCCAGCCCAACAGGGCGAACTGTCCCCAAGCGTAGTCGGTAAACATAAAGAGGATTCCCATGATGAGCCATGAAACGATGTTATCAAGGTCAGGGCGCAATGGTGACGAGAAGTGTGAAATACGCTTCGAGATTTCCAGGGACGAGGTTTCCGTCCTGGATGGGTATTGTTCTGGGCATGATAGACCGCGCACTGACGTTCTCCGGGAAATTTTGGCAGCTTGGTCAAAAAAACAACTGCATGTCAGCACTGTAATTGTGCGAGTTGCCGGGGTCAATCCGATGTCGTCGGATTCGAACCGGAGTGCTGGTGCATGAGCCTCGATTGGGTCGCCCGCCAACTCAACCTAGCCGCATCAGCCCAGCAGGGCCTCGGGCTGCAGGTTCCCCGCTACAACCCCAGGCCGCCCGGCGTGATGCAAGAGGGGGGCGCCGCCAAGGATGTGTTGGCCTTCCTGCAAAGCCACCCGGACCGCTTCTTTACTTTCAACCAGATCCTGCTCGGGACCGGGCGCACACCAAAGGCGGTGGACTGGGCTTGTATCTTTTTGCGCACACAAGGGTTCGTTGAGCGTTACCGCGATGACGGCCGCAATTCTCGCTACTGCCGCTATCGGGCAGCCACCAAGGACACAGCATGAAAACCAATGTGACCAAGACCAGCATTCGCAGTTACGTCGCGCTCAAGGCTTCTGGCTTTGTTGGTCAGCACGCCGCGGTGATCAGCCGCATGGAGCCAGGCGCCATTTACTCGCGCCGGCAAATCTCAAAGCTGACCGGGTTGGAGACATCGACCGTCGCCGGCCGGGTCAATGAGCTTATTGAAGAGGGTCAGATCATCGTTTGCGGAAATATCAAGTGCCCGTTTTCCGGGCGCCTGGTGGAAGCCGTGAAGCTGCTCGACGCACAAATGGAGTTGATGTAATGGCTGGAATGGACTGGTTTCGCTGGCACCACGGGTCCGTGACGGATCCCAAGTTCCAGCTTGTGGCGCGCAAGACAAAGGCGCGGGTGGCTGATGTCATTGCGGTTTGGGCCTGCATCTTGGAAGAGGCAAGCCAAGCCGAAGAGCGCGGCAACCCGGGCGTGATTGACTTTGAATCCATTGACTGCCTGTTGGGTTTGGATGATGGCCAGGCGATGTCAATTCATACAGCCATGGGGGACCGTAGCCTGGTAACGCCTGATGGTCGTGTGGCCTCATGGGACAAGCGCCAACCAAAACGTGAACGCGAAGACAACACCAACGCAGATCGCCAGCGCGCATTCAAAGCCAAACACTCACAAGTAACGCCAGGTAACGCCACGGTAACGCCAGGTAACGCCAAAAAACACCTAGAGGAGAGTAGAGAAGAGGAGAGTAGAGAAGATAAGAAGACAGAAGACAGGGAGAGAGCATCGCCTACCGGCTCACGCCTTCCTGCTGACTGGGCTCTTCCTGATGATTGGGCGGATTGGGCAAAGCAGAACCGGCCAGACCTAGCCACATCCGAGACAGCAGTGCGATTTTCCGATTACTGGCATTCGGTGGCAGGCGCAAAAGGCCGCAAGGCTGATTGGCAGGCGACATGGCGCAATTGGGTGCGCAACGAGAAAACCAGCCCAAGCAAACCGAGCCAGGCAGAGAGCTTCAAGGAGCGCGACGACCGCAACGGCCGGGAGCGCTGGGAACAAATGACCGGGCGCAGACACCCGGACAACATGAAAACACAGGCGCCGAACGTGATTGATGTCACGCCTTTTGTGAGCGCCAGCAAACCCACATTTTTGGAGTTAAACGCATGAATTCGATTGAAAACGATCAAGTGGTATCGCTTGTTTTTGGCGACACCGAGGACAGCATACGGGCGGTTGACCATGTGTTTGCGGTGATGGCCGCCACGTATGTAGCCGCTTGGGAGCGGTCACTTGGGACCACGCCAATCTCGGACGTGAAGACAGCATGGGCGTATCAGCTTGCGCAGTTCACGCATTCGCAAGCCGCCAAGCGTGCGATTCTGTGGGGACTTCGCAACCTGCCCGACACCGTGCCAAGCGCGATTGCCTTCCGCAACATCTGCCGCATGGCGCCAACCGCCGAGGTCGTTGCGCTGCCAGCCCCTGCAGCCGACCCAGCCCGTGTAGCGGCCGAGCTCGCCAAGCTGGCACCGCTGCGCACCAAGCCGGCACAAGACAGTGGCCACGGCATGAAGGCCTGGGCCTACCGCCTGCAGGAGCGCCACAAAGCCGGAGAGAAGTTGAACATGAACCAGGCTCGATGTTTTCAAGCCGCATTAGGGGTAACCGCATGAGCGCCAAAACCAAGAAGGTGCCGTTGACCAAGTTGTCACCGGCCGAGCGCGCCGCCAAGGTGCTGACACAGAAGCCCTGGAGCTTTGTCTGTGCACCGCCGTGTGGGTTGACGGTCCAGGCGCGGGAAATCAAGAAGTTGATGGAGGCTGCATGAATGCTGGACTTTGCAACACAGTTGGCCTGGCTCTTGACGATGGCCAAGTGCCCGGGCTTCAAGGCCTATGCCTGGCGCCGCGCGCAGGATCTGGAAGCCACGTTCCCGGGTATGGCGCTGGCGCTGACGAATGCGATGAAGGGGGGCGGCAGTGATTCCCGTTCGCCTTGAGCGCACCGCCGCTTATGCCGCCCGGTCCGAGAAGCGGTCCAAGTCGAAGTATGGCAACCAGAAGGTGGACACGCCCGAGGGCTTGACGTTTGACTCCAAGGCCGAGTACCGGCGCTGGTGTGAGCTCAACATCCTGGTGCGCGCCAAGGAGATTACTGATCTACAGCGCCAGGTGCCGTTTGATTTGGTGCCAGCCCAGGTGTCGCCCGATGGGACCAAACTGCGCCCCGTGGCCTATGTGGCTGACTTCACTTACCGGGACAAGGCTGGAAACTTTGTCGTTGAAGACCCCAAGGGTGCCTCAACTGCTGAGTGGATCATCAAGAAAAAGCTGATGCTGCATGTGCACAATATTTGGGTGCGGGAGATTAGGTCATGACGACTGATTACGTTTGCGGGTGTGGGTATGCTTTCAGTGAAGCGCTTGGCGTCTATGGTTGTCCGAATTGCGGCGGCCAGTTTGGTGCAACGACAAAAAGAGCCAAGGTTCCCAACCAGCAACCAATCCACTATGGCTGCTGGAACAGGGCGCCCATCACCACCACTGGTGAACCCAAGTGCCAATATACCCGCAGCACACTTGGCCAATATGACCCGCGCTGTACTGGCTGCACCGAACACCTAACAGGGTTGAATTGTGGCTAAACCCGGCGAGCTCACCCCAAAGCAGGCCGCGTTTGTGCGCGAGTACCTGATTGACCACAATGGCACGCAGGCGGCTATTCGGGCTGGGTATTCGGCTAAGACGGCAAAGGCTATGGCTGCTGAAAACCTGACTAAACCAGACATTGCGGAAAAGGTCAGGTCCGCGACCCAAGTGGTGGCCGCCAAGTCTGAAACTGATGCTGAGTGGGTGCGCCGCCGGCTCAAGGAAGAGGCTGACGACTTCTCGGAGTTTGCCTCGCACTCAGCCAGGATCAGGGCCATTGAGTTGATTGCCAAGATCAACGGCCAGTTCGAGATTGACAACCGCCAAAAGGCCGAACCTTTTTCCGACTTCATCCTGTCGCTGCCCGGCAATGTGCTGAACGTGACCCGGATGCTGCCCGACAACATCATTGAGCAAGACGAATGACCCCCGAAGAATTACGCCCACTGATGTCCGACCCGGTTTGGCGGCTGTCGAACCTGTACAAGATCATCGTGAAAGGCGAAGATGGGGAGATTGGCCTGGTGGTGGACTTCAAGCCCAACAAGGCCCAACGCCGGCTGATGGCCAGGCTGCATCACCGCAACATCATCCTGAAAGCGCGGCAACTGGGGTTTACCACCCTGATCGCCATTTTGTGGCTCGACACGGCGCTGTTTTCCAAGGATCCGATTCGCTGCGGCATCATTGCCCAGGACAAGGAAGCGGCCGAGGTCATCTTTCGGGACAAGGTGAAGTTTGCCTATGACCACTTGAGCGACACCCTCAAGGCCGCGATGCCGCTGGCCACCGAGAACAAGTCCGAGTTGATGTTTGGCCACAATGGCGCCAGCATTCGGGTGGCCACGTCGATGCGCTCGGGCACCATCCACCGGCTGCACATTTCAGAGTTCGGCAAGATCTGCGCCAAATACCCCGACAAGGCGCGCGAGGTGGTGACCGGCTCCATTCCCGCTGTGCCGCTGTCTGGCATTTTGGTGATCGAGTCCACGGCCGAGGGCCAGGATGGTGAGTTTTACGCCATGACCGAGCGGTCCAAGGCCTTGCACCAAAAGCGCACGGCGCTGACGCCCAAGGATTACCGCTTCCATTTCTTTGCCTGGTGGGAGGCGCCCGAGTACGAACTGGACCCGGAAGGCGTGATCTTCACTGAGGTCGATCTGATCTACTTCAACGACATTGAGGCCAAGATGGGGCGCACGCTGTCGGATGCCAAGCGCGCATGGTGGGTGGCGACACGGGATTCAGACTTTGGCGGCGATGCCTCGCTGATGTGGCAGGAGTACCCGAGCACGCCGGAAGAGGCGTTTCAGGTGTCAACCGATGGCTGCTACTACGCGGCACAACTGGCGCTGGCACGCAAGCAGGGGCGCATTCACAAGTCGATCCCGTTGGAGGCGGCGCCGGTCAACACGTTCTGGGACCTGGGGCGCGGCGATGCCACGGCGATCTGGTTTCATCAGCGGGTGGGCATGGAGAACCGCTTTGTGCGCTACTACGAGGCCAGCGGAGAGGATCTGTCGCATTACGTGGTCAAGCTGCAGGGCCTGGGCCTGGTGTTTGGCACCCATTACGTGCCGCATGACGCGGAGCACCGGCGCCTGGGGATCACGCCAGACACCAACAAGACCTTGAAGGAAATGCTGGAGGCTTTGATGCCGGGCCAGCGTTTTCAGGTGGTGCCGCGCATCACCGCCATTGGCTCTGGCATTCAGGCGACCCGCAATGTGTGGTCAAGCTGCCACTTTGACGAGAGCACTTGTGGCGATGGCATCAAGCGCCTGGCCAACTACAAGAAGGAATGGGACAAGACGCGCGGTTGCTGGCGCGACCAGCCGCGGCATGACGAAAACTCGCACGGCGCCGATGCTTTCCGGCAGTTTGGCCAAGAGGCTGACGGCGGCAATGTGTTCCCGCGCGGGGCCTCGACCTCGGGCGGCTTCAAGCGCAGGGGCTCGGCCATGGCGGTATGATTGGCGCTGCGCATCATTCCTGCGAGGCGAACCTAGGCGCCGACTACAAGGGATGTGGGAATTGATGCGCTACTGATGCCACCCTTTGCGGTGGCTTTTTTCATGGCGCATCGTGGCAAGGATGGCACTCTACCTTGAGTTCAACTCGGGGAATTGCCATGTCCGCTACCATCGACACAGCCAAGGCGTATATGTCACGCCAGCACGGCGACATCACCGCCATTTACACCTGGGTCAACGATGAGCGCGCCCTGGTGCTGGTGCCCACCTTCCGCAAGAATGCGCCCTGGTACATCGTTTGCGAGTCGGCCGCCTACAAGTACGACGATGAGCGCTACCTGGCGCACCAAGCGCCCAAGGCCTGCGAAGTGCTGGGCATTGAGCCGTCGACCACCAACTGGGTGCGTATTGCCGGCATCATCAACGATGGCCTGCCAGACCTGGTGCGCATTCCGACCCGGCCCGAAGCCAAACCCGAGGGCCGCAAGTTTGGTGAGCTCAAGGTGATGGCCAATGGCGTGCAGATTGGCGGCGAGGACATCCTGGTGGAAAACGAGGTGCCTTCTTATGCTTGAACAAAAGCCAGTTCGCACCAAGGCCACGGGCGACACCTATTCAGACCTGATGGAGCAGGGTGACAGCTTTGGCAAGGGCGCCGCACCTGGCAATGACCTGGACTCTGCAGCCGCACACAAAGAGCATTCCAAGATCATGTCCTGGTATCTGCTGGAGCGTGACAAGCAGAGCACGAACCGGCATGAAATGGCGCTGGACCAGGATTTCTACGACAACCTGCAATGGGATCCGGAAGACGCCGCCACACTCAAGGACCGGGGCCAAATGCCATTGGTCTACAACGAGGTGGCGCCGATGGTGGACTGGCTGATTGGCACCGAGCGCCGCGCGCGTGTGGATTGGAAAGTGTTTCCGCGCACCGAGGATGACGTGGACATGGCCGACACCAAAACCAAGGTGCTCAAGTACGTGAGCGACATCAACCGCGTGCCGTTCATTCGGTCCCGCGCTTTTGCCGACGCGGTGAAGGTGGGCGTGGGCTGGCTTGATGACGGGGTGCGTGATGACCCAACCCAGGACATCATCTACAGCAAGTACGAGGACTGGCGCAATGTGCTGTGGGATTCGGCCTGCTATGACCTGGACCTGACGGATGCGCGCTATGTGTTTCGCTGGCGCTGGGTGGACGAAGACATTGCCCTGATGATGTTCCCGGACCGCAAAGAGCAGATCCATGCCGCATGCAACGACAGCGGCAACCGAGATTACAACGATGACGATGGCGCGACCGGCTTCTATGACGCCAACAGCGACCCCGAGCACAGTGGCCGCCTGGTGGCTGCTGGCAGTTACTCGCGCCATGATGTGCGCCGCTCGCAGATCAAGCTGATCGAGTGCCAGTACCGCAAGCCGACCCCCGTCAAGATCGTGGCCAATGGACCGCTGCAGGGCCAGTTTGTGCATGAGCAAGACCTGGCCATGCAAGCCAATTTGCAGCAAACGGGGTCGTCGGTGATTGAGAAGGTGATGATGCGCACGCACTTTGCCGTGTTCACCGAGGCTTCCATGATTTCGATGGGCGCCAGCATCTACCGCCACAACCGCTACAGCCTGACGCCGATTTGGTGTTACCGCCGCGGCAAGGACCGGCTGCCCTATGGCGCAATTCGCCGGGTGCGCGACATCCAGCAGGACTTGAACAAGCGTGCCAGCAAGGCCTTGTTCCTTATGAACACCAACCAGGTGATTGCCGACGAGGGCGCAGTGGATGACTGGAACAACTTGCGCGATGAGGTCGACCGGCCGGATGGCATGATCGTCAAGAAGGCGGGCAAGTCCATCGAGATTCGGCGCGACTCTGAAATGGCCAGCGGCCAGATCAACATGATGACGCTGGCGCAGAGCACGATTCAGCGTGCATCTGGCATCAGTAACGAGAACCTGGGGCGGCAAACCAATGCCACGTCTGGCCTGGCAATTCAGGCGCGGCAACTGCAGGGCTCTGTGGTCACGACCGAGCCGTTCGATAACCTGCGCCTGGCAGTGCAGGTGCAGGGCGAAAAGCAACTGAGCCTGACCGAGCAGTTTTACACCGATGAAAAGGTGGTGCGCCTGACCGGTGCGCGCGGCGCGGTGGAGTGGGTCAAGATCAACACGCCCGAGCTTCAACCCGATGGCAGCACGCGCTACCTGAACGACATCACGGCCACGGCCGCCGACTTTGTGGTGGCCGAGCAGGATTACAACGGCACCATGCGCCAGGTGATGTTTGAGCAGTTGAACCAGATGGCCGGCCGGCTGCCGCCCGAAGTGGCTTTGCGTTTGTTGCGAATGGCCATTGAGTTCAGCGACTTGCCCAACAAGGACGAGATAGTCGACCAGATCCGGCAACTGACCGGCGAGCAGGATCCCAACAAGGAAATGACGCCCGAGCAGGCGCAACAAGCTCAAGCGCAAATGCAGCAACAAGCCGAAGCGCTTGAAATGCAGCGCCAGACCGCCATGCTGGCCCTGGAAGAGCAGGGCGCCAAGGTCAAGCTGATCAATGCCCAGGCTGAAAAGCTGATGTCTGAAATGCAAGGGGCAGGGCAGGGCGACCCGGCCATGGAAGCCCAGGTGCGCCAGATCCAGACCCAGGCGGCACAGCAGATCGAGCAACTGTCCGCTGACTTGCGCAAGGCCCAGACCGACCTGGCCAACCGGACCATGCAGATCAACAAGGATGCCGACATCAAGATTGAAGTGGCGCGCATTGACGCGGCGACCAAGCTGCAAGTGGCTGAGATTCAGGGCAAGAACGACACCCAGATCACCGCGCTGGAAGACCGCATGGCACAGATCACGCAACTGCTGGCCGATACAACCGCAACCAAAGCGCCTGCCTGACGTGGCAAGGATGACACGCTACAGGCTTTTCCGATTCATCCATTTGGAGTTTGACCATGGCCAGAGTTAAAGCAGTTTCCGACCCGTTTGAGAACGACTGGCGCACGGAGAGCGACTTGAGCACGCTGCTGGAAGCCAAAAAGATTGAGGCCGACCCAAAGCGCATGAACAAGGTACGCGCCCTGGCCAAACAAAAGATGCTTGATGTGGCCAGTGTGGCCGCCGACGAGGATTAACCAGGCCGGTTTCCCTTTGTCTGTCGATAACCATAAACGGGTCAACGCGACCCATATTTGATTTCTTAACTACCACGCAGGAGTGTGATATGCCCCCCGAACTTGACGAATACATTTTGTCGACGCTGACCGCCGAAGAGGTCGCAGCAATCAAGGAAGAGCCCAGCGCCGAAGAGATTGCCGCCATTGCGGCGATTGCCAGCGGTGCCGAGGATGGACCTGATGATGACGACGATGATGATGATGATGATGCCGCTGGCGCCCCGGCCGTCACGGCTGCGGATCCTGCTGCCGCCAAAGAAACCCCACCCGAACCCAACACCGAGCCAGAGCCAGCCACCGAGCCCGTGACGGCAGAATTCCGGCCGCGCTACGAGGCCAAGTTGCCCGATGACTTTGCCACGCAGGAGGCCAGCATCAAGGAGCAGTCTGATGCGCTGACCGCCAAGTTCAAAGGCGGCGACATTGATTTTGACCAGTACCAGATTGAAGCGGCTGCCCTGGCCAAGTCTGAGCGCGCGCTCGATGAGATTCGTTTCAAGGCCTCGCTGTCTCAGGAAATGACCGCGCAAACGGCTGAACAGCAATGGGCCTTCACGGTGCAGCGCTTTATGTCGGTCACGGCCAAGGCGGACGGCGGGATTGATTACGCCAAGGACGCAGAAAAGAATGCCGACCTGGATCTGTTTGTCAAATCCCTGGCGCGTGACGAAAAGAATTCAGACAAGCCGGCCGAGTGGTTCCTGAATGAAGCGCACCGGCGCGTGCAGGCTTTGCATGGCATTGCAGCCAAGCCGACGCCGCAAGCAACGCCGCCTGCTGCCAGTCGCAAGCCGCCACTGGCCGCCGCACCGAAAACGCTGGCCCAGGTGCCGGGCGGTGATGGTCCGGGTGATGTGGATGGCAATGAGTTTGCGGACATTGACCGGCTGACCGGCGATGCCCAGGAGGCAGCCATTGCCAAGATGAGCCCGAGCCAGCGCGAACGCTACATGATGGGTGTCTGATGTCAAATTCCTTTATGGACATCGACGTGAAGCCGGGCGACCGGATCCTGATTGGTGGCCATTTGGTGACGATTGAATTCATCAAGAAGTCGGGACAGTTGGCGCGTTTGCGCATTGGTGCACCGCCCCAGGTCCCGGTGAAAAAAGAATTGCACGATGCTGGTAGGTTCGTGGCAAGGATGACAGCATAGGGGCTGTCTGATAGACAAACCTGAGCGCAGGAGTGCTCTTTGAAATTTTTAACTTTTCAAGGAGTATTTCCATGGCACGTACGATTGTTGGCGTAAACGACGCGAAAGCTGTCAAGCGCTTTGCAGGCCTGATGGCCTATGACACTTCCCAAAAGGGCTACTGGAGCCAGCGCTTCATGGGCAAGGGCGAAGCTGCCGAAGTGCCGATTCAGATCCTGACGGATTTGGAGTCGGATGCCGGTGAGCAGATCGCTTATGACCTGTTGGCCGAGCTCAAGATGGCACCGGTTGAGGGCGAGGACAATCTGGAAGGCAAGGAAGAGGCCCAGCGCTTCTACACCGACACCATCTACATTGACCAGGCTCGCTGCGGTGTCAACACGGGTGGCCGCATGACGCGCAAGCGCACGCTGCACAACCTGCGCGAAAAAGCCAAGCGCCAGCAGTCTGGCTGGTGGGCTCGCCTGGTCGATGAGCTCTTGTTCATCTACGTGTCGGGTGCCCGTGGTGTCAATCCCAACTTCCTGCTGCCCTTGGGCTACACCGGCCGCGCCAATAACGGCTTGGTTTCGCCTGACACCAACCACACGCTGTACGGCGCCGAGTTGGCCTCGACCGGCTTGGAGCAAAACGGCGCGACCGCTTTCAATAACATCGACGCGCTCGACAAGTTCAGCCTGAAACTGGTGGACCGTGCCATTACCCGGGCGCAAGTCCAGGGTGGCGGCGCTGCCGGCGTGCCAGTGTTGCAGCCTTGCAAGATCGACGGCAATGAGACGTTTGTCTGCGTGATGCACACCTGGCAGGAAGACGACATGCGCGCTTCGACCGCGACCGGTCAATGGCTCGACATCCAAAAAGCCGCTGCAACCGCAGAAGGCAAGAACAGCCCGCTGTTCAAGGGTGGTTTGGGCATGTACCGTGGCGCGATCCTGCACAGCCACCGCAACGTGATTCGTTTCAGCAATGCCGGCTCTGGCGCCAACGTGGAAGCCGCACGCGGTTTGTTCATGGGCGCCCAGGCTGCTGTGGTGGCCTACGGCTCACCCGGCACTGACCAGCGCTTTAGCTGGAACGAGGAAACCCGCGACAACGGCGACAAGGTGGTGATTACCACGTCTTCGATCTTCGGTATGAAGAAGGTCAATTTCACGACCGAATCAGGCGCACAGGACTTCGGTTCTTTCGCCCTGGACACCGCCTGCGCCACGCGCTAACCCGAACGATACCCATAAGGAGTAAATATCATGGCTTTTACTGGTTCAAACGATTACACGACCGGCCGCGCCAATCCCGTGTCGCCTGCTGGCGCCGAGTTGGTGGCGGTGCGCTACACCCTGGCGATGGCCACGGGCGACCTGGCGCTTAACTCCATTGGCCAAATCGGCATCTTGCCGGCCGGCTGCGTCCCTGTTCAAGTGCTGGTTGACGGCGCCGACATGGATTCCAGCACCGCGGCCATGGTGCTGAATGTTGGCTTGCTCGATGCCGCTGAAACCGCGCTGTCTACCGCTGCCGCTGATGGTGGCGCGGTCTGGGGCTCGACCACTGCAACCACTGCAGCCTTCCAGCAGCAGATCCTCAGCCAACCCATGATGACGGTTACCAAGTCTGACGCCAATCGCAAGATCGGTATCAAGGTGGCGACTGCACCGACCACGGCTGTGGCTGGCACCTTGGGCTTGACCTTGATCTATCGCGCGGCCTGATCGGCGGCGTGACGGCTCACAGGCTGGCACACATCAAAGGGGGCCATAGCGCCCCTTTTTTTTAGGAGATTTGCATGAAGATTGAAACCAACGTCCCGGCGCGCAAAGACGGCACGGTCCGAGTGGCGGCGCCCAGCGGTGCGATTGTGTTCGTGCCGGTGGACGGCTGCCTGGTGGCCGATGTTGACAACAAGGACGACCTGGCCTTCTTGCTGGCCCTGGTGGACTTCTACCCGGCTGACGAGAGCGACCATGATGTGGCCCAGGCCCTGATGGAAGAGGCTGCGGCTGATGCGCCAGTGGATGGTGATGACGATCTGCCTGATGACGATGGCGACGAGAATGCCGCGCCGGTCGAAGTGCCGACCGAGCCCAAGCCCAAGTCGCGCAAGAAATAAGGCTGCGTCATGCTCTGGCCGTCACTCTTTCCAGAAATCGCCACGTTTGCGATGGGTTGCCCGAACCCGCTGCTTGAAGCCAAGTTGCGTCAGGCCGCCATCGAGTTCTTGGAGCGCACCCGCGCCTGGGTGGAGTGGCTGGACCCGGCAACCTCTTATGAGGGCGTGCTGGAATACGATTTTGATTTACCAGCCGGCACCGATGTGGTCCGGGTGGAGCGCGCAACGCTGGATGGTGAGCCGATCGAGATCGTGTCGTACCGCGATGCCGACCATGATTGGCTGCGCCAGCCCATGCTGGAGCAGGGCGTTTTAAGCCGCGACTTGAAAACCTTTTGCCTGGGTGTGAGCGTGGCCTCTGGCGCGCTGATCCAGATCCAGGCGGCCTTAAAGCCCAGCCGCAATGCCACCGGCATACCCGACGATTTGGCGGACAAGTACCGCGATGACATCGTGCACGGTGCCCGCTACCTGGTGTTGTCTATGCCTGGTACGCCGTTTTACAAGCCCGATACCGCTGCCGTAGAGCGCGCACTGTTTGAGGGTGCCATTGCTTCTCGCTCGGTTCAAGCCTGGCGCGGGCATACCGCCAACACGCCGCGCGCCCGCGTGAAGCTCTGCTAATCGGATTCTCAAATGACCATTGCAGCCCAATCCATTATCAAAGAAGCCCAGATCATGCTCAATGACGAGGGCGGCGTCTACTGGCCGGCGACTGAGTTGGTTGAGTATTTGAATGACGGGCTGCGCGAGGCGGTGACGCTTCGGCCCGACTTGTTTACCGTGGCCGCGCCGCTGGCCCTGGTGGCGGGCGTCAAGCAAGCCATGCCAGCCACCTGTATTTCCTTCATGGGCATGCCGCGCAACACCAACGGTGCACCGATCAGCCGGGCTGACCAAAACCTGTTGGACGCCGTTGAGCCAAGCTGGCGCAGCAAGGCCGGCACGCTGGTGATTGAGCATTTTTGCTACGACCCGCGCGAGCCCAAGGCTTTTCAGGTTTACCCGCCAGCCGCAGTCGGCGCCAGTGTGGATCTGCTGCATTCGGCCATGCCTACTGCCATTGCCGCGCCTGGCGGTGCTGCCTGGTCAACCGTGACCGGCGACATTCCTTGTAGTGATGTGGCCAAGAACCCATTGATCCATTGGTGTCTGTTTCGTGCCTTCGCCAAAAACACCGAGTCGGCCGGCAATGCGGCCATGAGCGCCGCGCACTACCAGTTGTTTGGTAGTGGCTTGGTCAGCGACGCCACCACTAAACAAACTGTTGCACCAACGTCTTAACCCACTATTTAACCAGCGGAACGAGGAACACCAATGTCCACCCCGACGCAACCCGTAAGCTGCCGATTCTTCGGTCAGAATGGCGAGCCCCTAGCCGCGCGCTTGAGTTTCAAGCTCACCGTGCAGGAGGTTTACAACGGCATCGTTGTCGGCCCACAAACGCATTACGTGACCACCGACGCCAGCACTGGCATTGGGGTGATCAACTTGTTCCCCAACGCGCTGGGGGCCAATGGCAGTCAGTACACCGTCAAAGCGGTAGATACCGTCAGCGGGCGCAAAGTGCTTGACGCGCTGTGCACCATCCCGGATTCACCGTGCTACCTTGACTTGATTCTGAACCAAGCCCCCTTCCCGACGATTGACGCGGCTGGGGTGGCGCTGGCGGCTGCACAAGGGGCGCTGGCTCTGGTGACGGCACAGGCGGACATTGCCACGGCCAAGGCGGTGTTGACTGCTGCTGATGCGCTGGCCACGGCGGCTGATGTCATTGCGGTGCAGGCTGATGCCAACGCCACACATGCTGACATGCTGCTGGCCCAGGCTGACGCCGTTCAAACTGCCCTGGACAGAGTAGCCACGGCCGCCGACCTGGCGCAAACCACTTTGGACCGTGCGGCCACGGGTGCTGACAGTGCCCAGGCTGCGCAAGATGCCATTGCCACCGCCGCTGACCGCGTGCAGACCGGGATCGACAAGGTAGCGGCTGCTGCCAGCGCGGTCACAGCCTCGGGCCAAGCAACGATTGCCACAACCAAGGCCAGTGAAGCGGTAGCCAGTGCTTGGAGCGCTACCAACGCCGCTGACACCGCGACCAGTCAGGCAGGAGTCGCCACAACCCAGGCAGACCTTGCCACTGCGCAACAGGGCCTGGCGACCAGTGCAGCCAACAACGCCATTGCAGCGGCCTTGACAGCCACAGCGCGGGCGGGTGACGCTGCAGCAAGTGCGATCACGGCGCAAGCCCAGGCCGGTATCGCCACGACACAAGCGGGACTCGCCGCCACGAACGGTGCCGCACAAGTCACCCTGGCCACGGCACAACAAACGATTGCCACAACCAAGGCTGGGGAGGCTGCCGCCAGCGCCGTCGCCGCTGCCGCCTCTGCTGCCACCTTCACCATTCCCCTCGCAGTCATGGCGACCAGCCTGATCAACACCCAGGCCTTCTTGGCCGAGCATTACGCATTTGCATAAGGACACATCATGTCAATCGAAACCGAAGTCGCAGCCTTAACAACGGCCACCACGAATTTACTGAGTGCTGTCAATGTCAGCAAGGCCACACTAGATACCAAAGTAGCGGATGCTACGGAGCAAGCCGGATTGGCCACCACCAACGGCGCAGCTCAAGTTGCCCTGGCAACCACGCAAGCCAATACAGCAACGGCTCAAGCGGCCGTTGCGACCACCAAGGCAGGCGATGCCAACACCAGCGCATTGGCCTCCGAGGCCGCCCGCGCCGCTGCCGTCATCGCGCAAAACAACGCCGTGGCGGTGGTGACCGGCGGCACCGCCAGCCTGGTCGCCGCTGCCAGCAAAATCCCCCTGGCGGACGCCAATGGCAACATCGACCAAAGCTGGTTGGCGGCCATCAGCGGCATCCGCATCAACCACATTGGCGTGGCCAACACGGCGGGCGCGGGCGTGGGCATTTGCCCGGCGGTGCCAGCGGGCTACACCCCCATGGCGGGCGCCACCGACCGGCTGCATGCCAACTATGGCAACTACCAGTTCAGCGACGGCTCGGTCATGGCGTGGATTCCCGCCTTTTACCTGCGCCTGGGCCATGCCGACAACCCCACCTCTGGCGCCTACGGCGTCAACTCGGTCAGCATTCGGGCACTGGCTGATTTCCCGGACGCCGCCACCGCCAATGCCGAGGGCTATTACCTGCACCGCGCTTTTGTCAATGCCGGGGCCAACCAGTTGGGCTTTTTCCGCGACAAATACGACTGTTCGCAAAACGGCGCCATTGCCAGCAGCATTGCCAACGCCATGCCACTGGTGTCCGGCCCGGCGTCCATTGCCGCCACCACCACCGTGGCTGCCAGTGCCTACACCATTTTGACCCTTGGCACCACAGACTACACGCTGATCGGTGCGGCCAGCAACACGGTGGGCCTGCGCTTTACCGCCACGGGCGCGGGCACCGGCAGCGGCACGGTGTCGGGGCAAACCGGGTTTAACGTGTGCACTGCAAACGGCCAGACGCCCAGCAACACCTATGGCGGCGCCCTGCAAGCGGCCAAGAGCCGGGGAGCGAAGTTTTTTCCGGAAAGCGTGGTCATTGCCGATGCCCTGTGCCGCATCAGCGAGTGGCAGGCCCAGGCCGCCACCAGCACCACCTACTGCGCTTTTTACGATGCCACCGGCGTGCGCAATTACCCCAAGGGCAACGACAACAACGCGCTCAAGAGCGAGGCCGACGTCGCGCTCAACGGCGCGGGCGCGGTGACCTTCAGCAGCGCGGGTGTGGCGGCTTACCCCAACTTTGCCAAAACCGGCTCGGGCTCGGTGTTTGCGCGCACCACCCACAACGGCCAGGCTTGCGGCATTGCCGATGTGGCAGGCAACATTTACAAAATCAACCCCGGCTTGATGTGTATTGCTGCCAACAAGACCATCACCGGCGCCACCCAGGCCAACCCGGTGGCCTTGACCGTGACCGCACATGGCTACACCACCGGCGATGTGGTGCAGATTGACAGCGTTGGCGGCATGACGCAGCTCAACGGCAAGATGTACGCCATCACCGTGGTGGACGCCAACACCATCACCCTCAATGCCGTGGCTGGCACGGCGTTTACCGCCTACACCTCGGGCGGCAGCACGACCAAGGGCGTGTTTTATGCGCTCAAGACCAGCGTGGACATTGCCGCCGTCACAGCAGGCACCACCCTGGCCACCGACCACTGGGGTGCCACGGGTGCAGCCGCGCAGTTTGATGTGGTCACGCCCAACTTTGCCACCACCTACCCCAACAATGCCTACGCGCAACGCTACGGCAACGCCGCCAACCAGGTGTTTGCCTGGGACACCGCCGCCAACCGGCTGCTGTCGATGCTGGGCCTGCCCGCCGCCAGCGGCATGAGCACGGCAGGCAGCAATGCCATGGGGGCCGATTACTACTACCAGTACATCCGCAATGAGCTCTGTGTGCTCTCGCGTGGCAGTTGGACGAACGGCAGCTCTGCCGGCAGGCGCGGTCGCAGTCTCAACGCCCCCCGGACGTATGCCGCCGGCGACGTTGGCTTTGCCTGCGCCTCGTATTTGTGATGGTGTCCTGAGCGACAGCGACAAGGACCAACCCACCATGGCACAAAAAACATCCATTCACGCCGAGGCCGGCATGCACCGCAAGCTGGTGTTATTCGCGGCACAGTTGGAGGGCTACCTGGCCCATTTCCCCAACTGCCACAAATACACCTTGACGCAAGGCATTCGGCAGGCGTTTCTGGATGTGTACAACCTGGTGACCGAGTGCCAGAAACGGTACTTTAAAAAGACAAGCCTGACCCAACTGGATGTGCGCCACGAGCAGTTGCGCATGATGATTCACCTGGCCAACGAGCTGGGGCTGTTTGGCTTCAGCGCAGGCCGCAAGGATGACAAGCAACCCGGCCCGCACCGGTTCTTGACCCTCCTGAAAATGGTGGACGAGCTGGGCCGCATGATTGGCGGCTGGGTCAGGTCAGAAATTCAGGGGCTCACGCTCCCGAATGCGGTGGAGGCTTAACATGCTCTGTGTGATCTCGCGTGGCAATTGGACGAACGGCAGCAATGCCGGCAGCCGCAATCGCAATCTCAACAACAACCGGACGAATGCCAACAACAACGTTGGCTTTGCCTGCGACTCTATGCCGGATACAAAGCCTTGTGCAGCGTGTGCTGATCGGCAAAGAGGGAGCCTCCGTCGCGCCTTGCGGCGAAATGTTTTGCAGCAAACCCCTTTGGTAGCTGTCGCGCACCGTGTTGTGCGCCTTGCGAAGATTGGGTTTGCCGCCACTTCCCAGGGGGCCGCATGAAACGCACCGGCCACCTGTACCCGCACATCTGCACGCCAGCCGCGCTGCTGGCCGCTTTCCACAAAGCCGGTGACCGCAAGCGCAGCCACCGCGCCTGCTTTGAATTTGGCCGCAACCTGGGCACCAACCTGGCCAAATTGCAGCTTGAGCTGGAGGCCATTGCCTACGTGCCAAAAAAGCCTAACAAATTTTGGGTGACCGATGGCCGCAAGCCGCGCCTGATCGAGGCCCCGGCGTTTCGTGATCTGGTGGTGCAGCACGCCGTGTACGCCGTCATCGCCCCGCTGTTCGAGGCGCGCTA